CGGAATCTCCCGATCATAGAAAAATTATATTAGATGAGGATTTTGTAAAGGAACCTCACGCTGACTTAATAGTGGATAATGTTATTCACGTTGATGAAAATATTTTTAAACAAAAGAAAAAATAAATGAAGTTAATAATCTTATTGTTATTCTTATTTAGTTTAAATGGGTGTGCCTTTATGGTTGCAAAAGAAACAGCCAAAGTTATTGATACTGTTTTGGAAGGTGATCCCAACCCATCTAAAAAAGAAAAAATATTAATTAAACAAAATAAAATGAAACAAAAAGCAAGGGAATTTTATTGTAGTAAAGTAGAAGACCCAATAAAGTGTAAGGAGTTAGAATGAAAAAAAATTGGGATAGTTTCCTGCCATTTTATTTACAATGGTATTGGCAAGAGGCATTGATGTACCCGTATGAAAAAACAAAAGCATATTATTACGGACCACGTGAAGAGTGGATGAATCTTATGGAGGATGAAGATGAATAAGATAATACAAAGATTAGGGTTGTGGCATTCTAAAATATTTGAAATGCTTTCTAAAAAAGCAAAAACTTCAAAATTTTGGGCTATACTATTAACTTTTGCTGTACTATATGAAATTGTTGAGCATATAGTTTGGCCAATATTAGTACCATATTTGATGTATATGCAATGGATTAAATGAGCAAAGCTGACTTAAAAAGAAAAAAACATAAGGGCAGGCGTAAGGTCGGCTCAAAAAAGAGACGCAATCGTAGGCGTATCCGTTTAGGATTAAAGGTACGAAGAAAATAGTTGTTGACAATTATTTTATTTATGATAGACTATGAAAATTATAGGAGACAAAAACATGGCAAGTATTAAAGATCATATATCAACTGATGTAACTAAACTGTTACTCGTAGGAGATAGTGGTTCTGGAAAGACGGCTTCATTAGCGGCATTAGCCAATGCAGGATACAATTTACGTATCTTGGATTATGATGACGGCTTGGCTATTCTTCCAGAATTTCTAAAACCTGATGCAGTAGACAAGGTTAGTTATGTTACGTTGAAAGACCCGATAGGAAGAGCGGACGCTTTTCGTAAAGGGGTTAACCTTATTTCCAATTGGAAAGATAAGGAAGAAGAGTTTGGACCTGTAGGTAAATGGACATCTAAAGATGTGTTGGTTATCGATAGTTTAACCTTGATGGGTGAAGCGGCTTTAAGGGGGGCACTTGTATTTAATAACAAGAAGCCGACCGATCAAGCTAGTCAACCCGAATGGGGAACAGCCGCGCGTGATGTCCAGCACATCATTCAATACCTAACGGGTTCAGAAGTTCCGTGTAATGTGGTAGTGACAACACATATGCAATACATGGAAGGTGACATGGGTGTGTCGAAAGCATATCCAACTAGTGTCGGTTCAAAATTATCTACTAAAATTGGTAGGTATTTTAACTGTGTATGCAGAATAGATACTAGAAGTTCTAGTAAAGGTGTCGAGAGAACTTTACGTACAGTGTCGGATCACCGCATGGATCTAAAGGTAACGGCTCCAAAATTAATTGAGCCTAATACTGTGTTGGATCTTGCGAAATTGTTTGATTCGATTCAAAAAAATGCTCGACAAAGATTATCCAATAAGGATAATGTAATCAACATCAAGACAGGAGGCAAATAATGGCTGATGTTACTGACTTTTTAGCAATGAATCCAGAAGATATTGCTGATACAATCACTCTGCCTGAGGGTAGTTATGATTTTGTTATCACAAGCTATCGCACGGACAGAGTTGGTGAAAATCAAAACCAAATTGTGCGTCTCAACTGTAAAGCACAAGCAGTTCTGGAATCTGATATCACTGATGCAGATCTAGAGAACTGTGACGGCACTCGGTTGGAATTTTGGGCAACCAAGAAAGCACTTAGACAGGGCAATCCTGTCATTTCGCTTAAAGCTTTTCTGACAAAGACACTCGGTATGAGTGGTAATTCTTTTGGGGAAATGCTTGAGCAGACTATCGGTCAATCGTTTAGTGGTATCGTTAAGCACGAAATGGTTGGACGCAACAAAGATATATTGCAAGCTTCAGTATCTAGAATATTGACAAAGCATTAATATATCATGGGTGAGTATGCTGTAAGGAGACGTGTTCCATCTCAGTTAAAAGAGGGGGCGAAGATCGCTATCGTGATGGACTTCCCCTCTTCCAATGAGGTACGTTTAAATAAAATACTTGCAGGTGATTTTATTATTAACAAAATTTGTCAGATGGCAGGGATACAAATAGAAGATTGCATGCTCACCCACACCTTTCAATTAAAACCTGCGCAAGATAATTTACAAAATTTTTTTCACAAGAGATCTGAATATAAGGCTTTGTGCAAAGAAAATAAGTGGCGTTCCGCCTACCCAAGTACCACCTTAGGCTACCTCAAACAGGAGATGGAACAAGACTTGTCACGTTTGTACAATGAACTCAATGAGACAAACCCCAATGTCATTATAGCAATGGGGGGCGTTTCATTGTGGGCGTTAACAGGGTTTGATAAGATAAAAGATTATCGTGGTGCTATCATATCTTCCGCCTCACCTCATTTAAATAGAGAATTTAAAATAATATCTACTTACCCTTCACATACTGTGGTAAAGAATTATGATTTTAGAGCACATCTTTTTTCAGATTTTAAAAAAGCTAAAAGAGAATCAGAAGTTAAAAGTATTAATTACATAACTAGAGAATTGTGGACCGAGCCTACCATAGATGATTTATATACATTCAAAAGTAAATATATAGATCCATGTGAGGCCCTTAATCCTTTATCTTTTGACATAGAAACAGCAGAAGGGCAGACTAGGTGTATTGGATTTGCCCCCTCTTTAAGACACGCCATTGTTGTACCATTCTGGATGCCCGATCCATACTTTAAAAAGTATTGGTCACCCGAAGATGAGATTAAAGCATGGACGTGGGTTAAGGATTTATTAGAAGACGAACATATAATTAAGGTCGCACAGAATCAAACGTATGATGTGTCATGGTTATCATTTAAAAATAATATAAAAGTCAAAGGACTTATACATGATACCATGCATGCTCATCATGCCTTGCAACCCGAAATGGAAAAAGGTTTAGCATTTCTAGGCTCCATATACACTAATGAAGGTGCATGGAAAACATTAGCCAAGTTCTCAAAGAGCACAAAAGCCGATGAATAGTGAAGCGACCAAATTTTTTTACGGCAAAACCTTTTGACGATAAATGGCGAGAGGCGGAAACCCATGTTCGTCTTTGGCGGGCGACCTTGGATCAATTGTTGCAAGACTTGATATATATGGGCGGCGGAAAGGAGGACAGAAAAGCTCACTTAAGTGCGTGGGAATGGTTTGAAAATGAGCAGGATGCATTTGATCTAGTGTGTGACTTGGCAGATTTAGATCCTGTAAGAACAAAAAAAGAATTAAATAATTTAGTGGAGAGAATACATGGCAGTAAAGATAGAAGAAAACTTAAAGATCGCTTTAAAATTATTGAGAGGAAAAAGGCAACACGAGTACGGAAACAAAAAAGAGAATCATGAAAACATTTCTCGTCTTTGGTCTGCTTATTTGGATCACCCTATATCTGCACATGATGTCGCTATCCTCATGTTGTTACTAAAGGTGGCAAGAGCTAAGTTTGGAAATCCGAGTTCCGATACATACATTGATATGGTGGGATACTCAGCAATTGCAGGAGAATTATGTGATGAAGATAATAAAAAACACAGAGATAAGTAAGATAGATTTAGATTCCGAACAAACGGAATGGGTGTATTGTGCACTTGATTGTGCACTCACTCATGAAATATGGGGCAAAATTTTTCCAGAGTTTGATGGATTAACAAAGAAAACTTATCTGTTTGAATTAGATAGTTTGCAACCAGCAATGGACATGATGTTGCGTGGTTTGCGTGTAGATGAAGAGGAAGTAAAGACAAGAAAGAAAATTTTAAGAGAGAGAAGATTAAAATTGGAACGCATGCTCAATTTATTTTCTCAATCTGTTTGGGAAAAAGATTTAAATCATAACAGTTCCGTTCAACTTAAGAAAATTTTATATGAATATCTGGGACTGCCACCCGTCATATCATATAAGGGGGGCAAGCATAAGGTAACCGCGGACAGGGCGGCGCTTGAACAGCTTGGGGAATTTTATCCAAGAGCTAAGCCTTTCTGTCATACCATACTTGCGTTGCGTGATATAACAAAACAGCTTTCTGTCTTGGATTCCAAGCGGGATGAAGACGGAAGGATACGTTGTTCTTATAATGTAGCGGGCACGGAGACGGGCAGATGGTCATCATCTGGAAGTCCATGGCGAACAGGAACTAATCTGCAAAATGTTACAAAAGAATTGCGTTCCATATTTATTCCTGATGAAGGAAAGATAATGTTCTATGCAGATTTGGAGCAAGCGGAATCAAGAGTTACAGCTTATATTGCAGGTGATGAAAATTATATAAATGCATGTGAGAGCACGGA